GGAGGGGCTTTTCTGTGCAGGATGTGTCACAGTTTCCTGAATTCTGAGTACTGTCCTGTTACTCAGGGTGCTATATTTTCTGACGTGATGAAAGTCTGCCGGAAGGCGGAACGTATCGGAAATGACCCAGTAGAGAAAACGTTGACTCAGATACCGATGCTGAGTTACCGGGAAACCGGCATCACATGACCGCTATCCTTCCAGGCTCGCTCCGGCGGGCCTTTTTACTGCAGAAAACAGTTTTCCCGTAAAATGCCACGTTACTCACAATTCAGGCTGGCGATTATTGTCTGGCCAGCGGGAAGTTTGTTAAAAAAATATGGCATGGTGAATCCCCCTGTGCGGAGGGGCATATCAGCGACAGGTGTTTGGTCACACCCCTTATCCTTTCTGGTGCGGGTTCAGGTGCTGATACTGAACTCACCGGGAGGCACCCGGCACCATGCATGAACGGTACATAGCGCTACTCTCCAGCCCCTCTCCGGAGGGGCTTTCTTGTTGGATAAAAAAAAGCCCGCGCCGGGAAGCGCGGGTGGCAAGGAATAAACAACAAAACGTGAAGTGATCAATTTTCAGCTGGCGAATAATACCCGACAGTAATCACTCTGCGCAACTGTATGGTCTTTTTCGTATTGCGGGCTGTAGTCATCCTCCTGTTTCTGAACCCTTGTCCATGACTGACGTCAGCCCGCACCTTATCTTGATTGCATACACTATCCCTGCCGGGAGGAATAATGGCATTTAAACACTATGACGTGGTCAGGGCATCATCGCCGTCAGACCTCGCAGGAAAACTGACGCAAAAACTGAAGGAAGGCTGGCAACCCTATGGTAGTCCGATTATCTCAAACGCGGGTTATGGTGCTGAATTTATCCAGGCTATAGTCGCTGAAGGGGATATGACCTCTCCGGTAGTTTCACCGGGGGGAGATGGTACCCGGACTGTTGTTGTTGAACCAGAATATTACTTTGTCATTGCGCTGGCCGGACAGTCAAACGGCATGGCGTATGGTGAAGGCCTGCCGCTGCCGGAGACATATGACCGTCCGGACCCGCGTATTAAACAGCTGGCGCGTCGCAGTACGGTGACACCGGGTGATGCGGCCTGTGCATATAACGACATCATTCCGGCGGACCACTGCCTGCATGATGTGCAGGATTTGAGCCGTTTTTCTCATCCGAAAGCCAGCGCAGAGCAGTATGGGTGTGTCGGACAGGGATTGCATATTGCCAAAAAGCTGTTGCCCTTTATGCCGGAAAATGCGGGTATTTTGTTAGTGCCGTGCTGTCGTGGTGGCTCTGCGTTTACAGCCGGTGCTGACGGAACGTTCAGTGAAAGTTCAGGAGCGTCGGATAAATCTGAACGATGGGGCGTTGATAAGCCGTTGTATAAAGACCTGCTGACACGCACTCAGGCCGCGCTGAAGGCAAACCCCAAAAACATACTGCTTTGTGTTGTCTGGATGCAGGGCGAGTTTGATTTAAAACAGGGAGCGTACGCCAGTCAGCCCGCCATGTTTGATGCCATGGTGGAAAAATACCGTTCTGACCTGGCGGGAGTATCCGGTCAGTGCGCTGGTGCTTCTCCTTCTCTGGTGCCCTGGATTTGTGGTGACACGACGTACTACTGGAAGGAGACGTATTCAGCGCAATACGATGCCGTCTATGGCGCATACAAAACCAAAGCCGGTAAAAATATCTTCTTTGTGCCGTTTATGATGGATGACAATGGTCAGAAAGTCGGGACCAATGAACCGTCAGAAGACCCGGATATTCCGGCTATCGGGTATTATGGTTCCGGTGGACGAACGGATGCGAAGAGCTGGACAACATCCGATCGTAAAACCCACTTTGGTTCATGGGCGCGTCGCGGAATTATTTCCGACCGTCTGGCAACAGCCATTCTTCTGCATGTGGGCAGAGTGGCAGATTTTGTTTCCGGGAAAGTGACAAAAGCCGCGGTTTCTTCAGGCGGAGGCGTATCGCAACCAGCACAGGAGAGTGGCGATACTCAGCCTGAAGCCGTTGTCCCGACAAAGATACAGTCAGTGCTGGCTTATGATGTGAATGCGGAAAATGCCGCTCTGGCTTCGCAGGGCTGGACGCTGACAGATGTCAAAAACACGCTGGTCAGTGACAGTGGTTCAGGTAAAAAAGCCCTTCGTCTTGAAAAACCAGAAAATGGTCTTGCACAGAAAAAGACCTGGAAAGTATCGCACGCAATTGATGCCGGTAAGGGGAAGGAGCTGTTCGATAACGGCGGTGAAATCACGCTGCGCTTTAAAATCCCCGATGATGTATCTCTCAATGCTTCTGCAAATCAATATTCTGCGGGTATTTACTGGCGCGGTAGTGGATGGCCGGGAGCGGAATCAGAGGAGGGTTATATTGCGGCCTTCTATCTGCAGACTGATAAAACAAACATCAATGTGATGTATCATGCAAACACCACATCACAGCGGCTTGGTAGTTATGGTCCGTTCGATCACGACTGGCACACGCTGACTTTCCGCTTCCCGGGTGGTGGCTCGCTGAACGTCACGCCGGTGCTTGATAATGCAGCAGGAAAACCGTTTACGCTGACCAGATGGACGAATGCAGCCTTTGAGGCCAACGCGCTGGCAATTACGGATATTACCGGAAATGCGGCAACTTACCCTGTGCTGATTGAAAGTCTTACTGTTGGTGTGAATGCCGTAGCAGCATAACAGACGAAAAAAAACCGCCAGCAACAGGAATGGAGACTGGCGGAGGTAATCCCAATGGAGAATCTAACGAAAGGATGCTTTCGACATCAATCATTTCTAAATGAAAACAGTTCTCATTGTCAACAGTAACGGTAATAAACCATGACATTCATCAACCAGTTAATGCTGTACTTCTGTACGGTGGTCTGTGTGTTGTATCTTCTTTCAGGTGGATACAGGGCAGTACGCGACTTCTGGCGCAGACAGATTGACAAAAGGGCCGCTGAGAAAATCAGCGCCACTCAGTCAGCCGGAGCAAAAACAGAAGCCCCACTCATTCCGGAACAACCTTCTTAATAACCCCTTTCAACGAGAAAATCTCATGACAGATATAAAACAACTGGTCACTGCTGAGGCAGTGAAGGAAGTCATTCGCTCTGAAGAAGTCAGAAGCGTCCTGAAACAAAAACTCCGCCAGAATCTGGAAGAGCGTCTTGATGCAGAAGTGGATTCAATTCTGGATGAATTGCTTGGTGCACAGCCGGAACCATCCCCGGAACTGCTTCCGGAACCACAGGCGGAAGATGTCACCACGGAAAATGGTGATATTCAGCCGGAGTCACCGGTGACGGATATGACAGACACACAACCCGAACCGGGCACAATGCTGTAACGGCGGGGCAGGGCCATCAGTAAAACACTGATGGCCTTTTTTATTTCCGGTAGCACAGGTCTGTCGGGGCGGGGATATGTATCAGATGGAAAAAATATCAACGGGCATAGCCTATGGTACTTCTGCGGGCAGTGCGGGTTACTGGTTTCTACAGTGGTTGGATCAGGTTACTCCGTCACAGTGGGCTGCTATCGGGGTTTTGGGGAGCCTGTGTCTGGGGTTCCTGACATACCTGACGAATCTGTATTTCAAGATTAAAGAAGACCGGCGCAAAGCTGCGCGGGGAGAGTAAGCTGATGAGCAGGAAACTCCACTATGGTTTATCGGTAGCCGTTCTGGCGCTGATTGCCACAGGTGCTTCTGCGCCTGAAATCCTCGACCAGTTTCTTGACGAAAAAGAAGGTAACCACACCACGGCATACCGTGATGGTGCGGGGATCTGGACCATCTGCCGTGGTGCCATCATGGTGGATGGCAAACCTGTCGTCCCGGGCATGAAGTTGTCGAAGGAAAAATGCGCTCAGGTTAATGCCATTGAACGTGATAAGGCGCTGGCATGGGTGGAGAAAAACATCAAATTGCCACTGACTGAACCGCAGAAAGCGGGCATCGCGTCATTCTGTTTCGCCATCGCCATTGCTTCGGCGGCAGCGGTGGCCTCATCCAGAAGAGAAGCCGAAGCTATATCCAGCCCGGTCAAATCCAGCGTTACCTGCTGGAAGTTGAGTAGTGCTTCAAGGCGGCCCTGGGAGACTTCAGGTTGATACGGAGTATACGCGGTATACCAGCCCGGATTTTCCAGCATGTTACGCAGGATAACCGGCGGTAGCTGCACGGCGGTGTAACCCATGCCGATGTAAGACGTGAAGCGTTTATTGCGACTGGCAATAGCCTTGAGTTCTGCCAGTGCGGCGTATTCGGTCGCCGGTGCGCCAACCTGCGGTGGTGTCGCAAGCTGAATATCTTTCGGCACAATCTGGCCGGTCAGCGCGTTTAACGATTGTGCACCAACGGCATTCAGCATTTCTTGCTGTTGCGCGGCGTCCG